AATAAAACTATCAATTTTTATTGAAGAACTGGTATTATAGATCCAAGAATTTGCAAAAATTTCCCTATACGTTTTATTTTGTTCTGGATTTTCAATTAAAGTTCCAATACTCTTAACTGTTAAAATTTGATCTTCATCAACAGAAATTAAATCTGATTTTTGAATAAAATCTGAAAGAACACCATTCAATTTAAGAACAACTTTTTTCGATGTATCCCCATTTTCATAAGAAAAATATGTATTATCCGAAAAAATGTCTTCCGTAATAGTAATATTATCAACAATTCCAGAACATCCTAAAAACTGATTAACACTTTTATCAGAATATGTAATAGTATTATTTCCAGAATATATTGTTCCTGTCTGTTCAAATCCAATTGTAGAATCTACAGATATTACAGAAGCACCAATACTAACATTCTCTAAAACTTTTGAATTGGGAGTAATTGTAAAATTGCCCTGAACATTACTATTATCGCCATATCCAACAAATAATCCTATTTTAAAATATTGCTTTTGTCCTCTTGTAAATATTTCAACTGAAGATATTGAAGCATTTGTTGCAGAATCTGTTGATTTAGTTAATGTCTGTCCTACTATTTTTGTAATATCTCCACTAATAGATTCGGCGACACATATTTCCTTTCTAATGAAGTTTGCATCTGATGGTTTTATTAAATATTCTTCAAGATTAATTACTTTTGGAGTTTCTCCGTATAATACATTAAATAATATTCTAAAGGAATCATCAGTGCCTTTTGATTCGTAAAAAGATCTTGATTCTTTTATAAAGTTTCCGGCATTTATTTTAGGGTCAAAGACTCTATTTTCAAATCCAGGAGTATATGTATACTTTAATTTTTTATAAAATTCCTTTAAAAATAAAGAACTTAAATTATATACTGTAGAATTTGAACTATGAGAATTAGTAGTTGTATCTGAAAATATTAACTCTTCTTCATTTAAATCTTGATGATAACTAGTAATTCCACTAAAACCACGAATACATCCAGTAAAAGTATTTGTAGTGAGTCCAGTATATGTGATTATCTCATCGTCAATCTTCAACAATCCATATTCTTGAGGAAATCCTTTTGTATTAGGAACACTAATTATGGTACTATCAGTATTGATATCAAAAGATAGAGTTGTTGATCCTACAACTACTTCTGGAATTAAGTTATCTAATTTTAAATATTGATCCAGATTTTCTGCAATGTCAACAGGACCTCCCTGATATTCCTGAGAAATATAATATTGCTTTAAAAAATCTACTGCCTTTGGACTTTCACCTAGGACATATTCCGGTAATTGATTGGAAATTATGTCCTGAATCTTGATTCTAGATTCAATTCCAGTTTGTATCATATTACTTTCTAATTAAACTTCCGTTTGAATAACTTGATGTGTAAAAATCTCTATTAAAGACTGTACCTGATATTTCATCGCCGGATGAAATAACATCCTTAATCATATTTATTTTACTTGTTGCGATGTCAAAATTAAGATAGAGATCTCTTAATCCGACAACATCATTTGATTCTGGAAATGCTTGTATTTCTATAACGTTATTTGGTTTAACAGTTGATACAATATTTATTGTTCCTAAATTAATTTCACCTTTTATATAATCAACTGTTCCTGCAGATTTTGAAATAACTCTTATAGTTCCGTCCGATAAATCTTTGACAATAGAGAGAAGTCCAGTTTTTTTATCCTCATTTGGTACATCAGTCAAATAGACAATATCACTTTCTCCAGATATTCTAAATCCAGTAGATTTAATATTTTTTCCATCTTCAGACACATGGAACTGATTGCCAAAACATAATTCATACTGAGCAAACTGATTGAATAAGGCAAATAAATTTCTTCTTACTGTGACTCTAGTAATATTTGATGTAATAGAAGTGTCAGTATTATCAATGGTTCTTAAAACTTGACTATACCTCATTCTTCCTCCAAATTTATTCATATCAGTTGATTTAGAATAACTTGTAAGTGTATTAATTACTTTAGATTTTAAATTTTCTGGTGTTGATATCATTGAATCATTATAATAAATAAAGGATTCAATCTCAACATATAAAATTTTAAGATCTACGATTTTTTGATTTATTCCAGATATTGAATATTGTTTAAGTTTTGATAAAATTCTAGATTTATTAAACTCAGATACTAAAAATCCATTTTTAGGTTTAATTGAAATTTGAACGGTTCCAAACTCTGGAGGATCTAGTTCTTCACCACCAACAATAGATACAGATTCAGTATCTGGATATATTGTTTTGACAATTGATTCATAATCTCTCCCAGTAACTGCTCTATTTTGTGCAGAATATATTCTCGGAGCAAAATATTTAACAGAATCTACAGATTCAATATCTCCTCCATTTTGAGATGATTGATTTGTAATAACAGAAAATGGTTCCGGAGAAACTGAATTGTTATCACTATCGACTATATTTCCAGAAAATGAGAACCTATTAGCATTATTACCATCTTTTCCGTCAGTAACAAGATAATTTACGGTAACTACTTCTCCAGTCTCCAATTTTCTTCCAATTAAACCATCACCAAATAAAAGTTCATACTTTTCATCTTGAATTTCTTGAATTAGATACACATATGAGGACGCAGTAATATTATTGATATTATTGATTAATTCATATTCTGTCCCTAACCCGGAATCTCCTTCTTTTTTTACATATACTTTTATTGTTGATGTATCAATAAATGAATTATTAAGAATAAATTTTTGATCTAAAGATGAATCGACTAAGAATTGTTTAGTAAGAAATGTTCCTTCAAAAATCTCAATATTTTCAAATGTTGCGGTTCCTTGATTTGCTTGTCTTTGTATATCCTCTAATATTGAAAATGTATACGAAGTATCATTTGCATCTCCGACACAAACTAATCCTTTCTTTAATGTCAACGTTGGTGACAAAGATCCATTTACAGTCGTTGTAAAGGTCACAGATGCCTTTGCAGCACTTCTTGACTTGGGAACATACCCAATATTCCTAGCAAGAGAAACAACGTTCTCACGGAGTGTTGCAGAGTCCAAGAAAGACTCATTCACAACCATGTTTGAGTTGAATGCTGTTATGTAAGTATTATATGCTAAAGTATCAATCAATACTGAAAAATTAGAACCCTCAAAGTCAAATCCTGTGAAATCTGAATTTGCACGTAGATAATCTTTAATAGATTCTTTTATTTGATCGAAATCTAAATTGGTAAATTTTGTAAAAGGCATATTATCTTGTTGCCTCTAAAAGGAAAGAATATTCTTGTGTTGGAAACTCTTGACCAATAATATCAAATATTACGGTAACATCAAATGCATTACGGTCTGGTCTTGGTAGAACTTCGACTTGCAAATTATCGACTCTTGGTTCAAAATTATTGATGGATATTTGGATCTGATCACTAATTACGGAAGCTGTACCAAAATCAACAAACTCAAATAAACTTCCTCTTACGTCAGATCCAAATATTGAATTGAAGAACTTTTCGGTAGGTATTGTTTGAACAATATTTCTCACAGATCTACGAATTGCTGATTCATTTTTTAGAATCGGAAGGTCTTTTGTCACAGGATGGGGCTCAAAAGACAAACTAATGTCCTTAAATGCCCGTGATATCCTCTGAATTGCCATTGTTAAAGAGTTTTCTTAATTTTATTTATACTCTATTCCTGAAGATTTTTCTGTCCTTCCTTTAAATCATCATGCATAATCTCCTGAAGTACTCTTTCTTCAGGATCATTCGTTTTTTTGGGTAATGACCAGTAATCTGTGGTCAAACTTGTCGTTCCCCACACTTCTTGCATATAATTTTTATTTCTGTCTACTGGTGAATTGCCCATTTTACTCCTATTTTGTTAGAATAGAACTTTTTGAGGGGTTCCTATCCCTATTTTATTTATTTTTCACCCTCTTCGGATGAATTTTCACGTTCTTGTGCAGTCTTCCAAAAATATTCGTCCTCTCTACCCATTCCAAGTCGTTCAAATCCATTTTCAACTTGATAATATTGAGTCGAAACCTTAAAATCAGGCATTTTTGGTTCGACAGGTGTCAGACTATTGTCAAAAATACGTAATCTATTGTTTGGATATAGTGCATACTGTCCATTCTCAAGTTCAATCAGGTTATGAGACTTGTGTTCGGCAGGATTTTCACTGGTCGCCCAATCAACATAGTCCGGATCATGATGATAGTTATCAATAGTACAGACATACGTACCTTTTACATTACCAAAGTCCCTTGTATAACATTCAAAGTCCATTGAACCAATAAGTTTCTTATCCACCGAGACAACCCCGTAGTCCATACAATTCCAAAACTGTAGGTTTGGTAGGTTCATGTCCGGACTTGGTGTCTCAGGGTCCGCCACAAAGGCACTGATAGGCAATTTGTCATACATTGCCGCATATTCTGGTAGATAGGTCTCAAAATAAAAAGCACGTCCAGGAATCGATTTAACCGATACCCAAACGCCCTTTACAAATTCACCATGTCCACTTTGATGATCCGTTAGATATTCCTTACGAACCCATACTTCCTGTGATGGAAGATTTGCAATCAAACATGCCATATAGTGACAATAAAACTACACTTATATATTAACCTCTTCCTTGTCCACGATACATCTTCTTTTTTCCGTTACGAGAAGTCGCGGCATATTTCGTGTGCTTACCACTCCCTTGACGAGTTTTCTTCGGTTTTCCTTCTATAAAACCATCACCACTTAATCCAACTCTTGAACGCATTGCCATAATAACTTCCTAATACTTTGTGATTTTTGTTTCTAAATCTTGTGGTCTTGGAAAACCTTTCTGATAATACTCTACCGAAAGGTTTTCCATCATATCAAAATACTCTTCCTCCGTCAAGTTCTTGCGTAATACTTTCCCTTTATGGAGAATTGTATACCTTGTCAGACTCATCAGATCACTCTTGTCTTCTCGTGTCCAACTCTGATACGTGGATCGCACCATATCTCAAATCCTGCTTCGATAGCATCGAGACAGAATGATACATCCTCTCCACACATATCCTGCACCTCTCCACTCTCAAAGACTTGCATCTTTGGAGCAAACCATGGATACTTCATCTTGACATCCTCAAAGACTCCATTCTGAATCATTACCCATCCAAATCCTGTATAATCAACAGTAAATGGTTTCTTACGCTTACTAATACCATCTACCATCTCATGATTCATTACACCTCCATTATTACGGAAGTCATCCTCATCTAACCAATGAGCAACACTTGTTGTACGTCCATCCTCTGTACTATACCATCCAG